CTCGCATGAAATGTATTCAGAAGCACTTGCAAAAGATGACTGGGATGGATTTACATACACCACACTAGAAGGTGGCAATGTGCCAGAGTCAGAAGTAGAGCAAGCAAAACGTGACATGGATTTACGCACATTCGAACAAGAATACCTTGCTTCGTTTACGACTTATTCAGGTGTTGTATACTACAACTTCGATAGAAAACAAAGTCTGCTTGATATGACAGGCACAGAAAGTTTAGAACTACACTGCGGTATTGACTTTAACGTAGATCCTATGAGTGTATGCGTTACAGTTATACAAGGCAACATTGTTTATGTAATTGACGAAATTACAATGATGGGTTCAAACACAGACGAAATAGTTGAAGAATTACGCAACAGATATCCAAAGTCAAGAATAACAATGTATCCTGATCCTGCTGGCAGACAACGCAAAACATCCGCTGGTGGTAGAACAGATTTAAGTATTCTGCAAAATGCAGGTTTCCAAGTACAAGTTAAAAACACACATGCACATATCAGAGATAGAGTGAATAGTGTAAATGCTAAGTTGAAAAACACAGCAGGAGAGAGATCTCTGTTTATTGACCCTAAATGTAAACAGGTCATAAACAGTTTAGAGAAGATGGTATATAAACCGGGCACGTCAATAATTGAAAAAGACGGAGAACTAGACCATATGGCAGACGCAGTAGGATATCTAATTGACTTCTTATTTCCGTTACGCACAGATAGTACTAGTTCAACACCACATCGTTGGGCCTTCGCCGGCAGTACACAGAATAGGAGATGGAGTTAATGCCCATAATTAGAGACAGAGTCATAAAAGGTGACGCAATTACAAATGTAGGTATCATAATGGAGACTCATGATGCTTATGCACATTACAACAATAGATGGAAGTTCCTAGGTGATAGTTACCAAGGCGGATATGACTACTTTACAGGTAGATATTTAGAACCATACTATTATGAGTCAAGAGAAGATTACGAAAAGCGTTTACGTCAAGTTGCGCTTGATAACCATGTAAAAAGTGTTGTAGGCATATACAACAGTTTCTTATTTAGAAAACAACCCAAGCGAGATTATGGCGCACAAGAAAACACACCAGGTCTACGTGCGTTCCTAGCAGATGCAGATTTAGATGGCAGAAGTTATGATAGTTTTATGCGTGACCTAAGTTCTTACACAATGGTATACGGCAACACATGGGTTATTGTAGATAAACCCATATCAAATGCCATGACAAGAGCAGAAGAATTGCAGCAAGAAATTCGTCCATATGTGTCAATGTTTACTCCTGAAAATGTACTAGACTGGGAATACACAAGACAGGCAAACGGTCTATACACATTAACATATTTAAAGGTTAAAGAAGAAGTATACGAAGATGACCAGTATATTAGAGAATATACACCAACAGAAATTAATGTGTACAAATTAAACGGCGCTGATAAAACAGGTGATATTATTGATAGTATGCCTAATCCACTAGGTAAAATACCAGCTGTATGTGTGTATGCACAGCGCAGCAACATTAGAGGTGTTGGCGTATCAGCAGTAGGTGACATTGCAGATATACAAAAAGAACTGTACGAGTTTGGGTCAGAGATTGAACAAATTATACGTTTAACTAACCACCCAAGTTTAGTACTAGAACAAGGCGTTGAAGCAAGCGCAGGTGCAGGTGCAATTATACAAATGCCACCAAGTGCAGATCCTGCTAAAAAACCATATCTATTACAACCAGATGGTGCAAGTATTGAAGCTGTACTAGACACAATGGCACGTAAGGTTGATAACATTGATAGAATGGCATGCTTGGGCGGTATACGTTCTATCGAAAGTAGACGTTTGTCAGGCATTGGTTTACAAACAGAATTCCAAATGCTTAACGCTAAACTTGCAGATTTCGCAATGAATTTAGAACATGCAGAAGAACAAATATGGCGTCTATGGTCAGAGTACCAGGGCAGTGCTTGGGATGGCGAAGTTGAATATCCAAGAAGTTTCTCTATACAGGACAAATTTAATGATGTGCAAATGCTTAAACTTGCAAAAGACAGCGGCATTACAGATCTTAAAATGCTGTCAGAAATAGACAGTAAAATTTACAATATTATATTCGAAAAAGAATATGAAGTACCAGTTGCAGCACCAGCACCAGCAGCAGCAGTAAATGGCATGACACATCCAACTGTAACTAATCCAGAAGAAATGGTTAATCATATCCGTGCAATGGTTAATGAGGGATTTACAAACGATGAAATAATCGAACTACATCCAGAACTATCAGGATTATTTGGTGGGTAAGTATGTACCAGATATGCCAGATACCTTTATTGAAGGTACTGAACAAAGACTGAGAGAAGTGTTGGTTGAATATGACGATAACATTCGCAGATTCGAAACACTAAACTCTAAAAAGGCAGGCGTGAGGGCGCGGCATAATCTACTCGAGTTGTATGCAATATGCAAACTGAGACGTAAAGAGATCTTGGAACGCAAGCGTACACTCGGGTGGGTTGAGCATCCTAGTTGGGATGGTATAGAAGAAGACAATAATTTATAGGAGGGTAATAAAATGCCGATGAAGAAAAAGAAAAAGAAGAATACTAAACGTGGCGGACGCAAATAAGCGCCTAAAACACACGTTTATTACACAAATATAATAAATATATTTGATACTGCCAGGGGGCAGGGAGTAGACTCAACTCAAAACGAAAGAGGTAACTAAATGAACGCAGAAACAGCGGTTAATGAAACGGAGAACACTGCAACTCCACAACAACAGCAGGCAAATACACAGGAACCAGCAGAAAACCTTATGTCGCAAGATGATGTAAATCGAATTGTAGCAGATAGGGTAGCAAGAGAAAGAGCTAAGTTTGAAAAGAAATATTCAAACGTAGATTTAGATCGCTACAATGAGCTTGTTGCAAATGAAGAACAGTCACGTACATCCGAAATGGAGAAGCGTGGTGAATATGAAAAGCTGCTAAAGGAGCAGGCCGAAAAGTTTAATGGCAAGATTAGTCAATATGAGACTGAGTTGCAAAACATTAAAGTAGATGGCGCATTGTTATCCGAAGCTAGTAATAATAGAGCTGTTAATCCGCAACAGGTAGTGCAACTGCTAAAAAGTCAATTACGTCTAAATGAAGCAGGCGCAGTTGATGTAGTAGATGCAAATGGGCAAGTGCGCTATACGGAGAATGGTGATCCACTAACTCCTAATGCATTAGTTCAAGAATTTCTTTCTGCAAATCCACACTTTGTGCAAGCAGGCCCTAGCGGCAGTGGCACTGGACAAGGTGTAGGTAATCAAAGACCTGTGGTTGATAATGACATATCTAAATTAGATATGAACAACAAAGAGCACCGTGCTAGATATAGAGAAATTATGTCTGCAAAAGGTGTTCGTTTATAATTGCTATATTAGGAGAATACAATGGCAGTCACAACAACTACATTAACAGCAGAATTGTTCAGCAATGTTATGCAATCTGCACTATTCACATTAAGTGAACAAACAGTCATCCGTCCGTTAATTCGTAACTACGACATGACAGGAACACCAGGTCTAACAGCTCAGGTTCCGATTTATCCAGCACTATCAGCTGCTGATCTAACAGAAGGTACTGATATCTCAACACCTACATCGTTTGATCCAACTCAAGCAACAATGACAGCACTAGAGCGTGGTGTTATGGTTACACTAACTGACATGGCAATTGAATCTGCAAACGAAGACGTTGCAGCAGCAGTTGGTCGTCAAATTGGTGATGCAATGGCGAAGAAAGTAGACACAGAATTAGCTGGTCTATTCGGCGGTTTCTCAAACACAGTAGGTTCAGGCGCACGTGAAATCACAGTAGAAGATCTGTTCAAAGCAGCAGCAACTCTACGTGCAAACAACGCACCTGGTCCATATGCATGTGTACTACACCCATACCAAGCACATCAGATCAAACTACAGCTAACTAACGCTGGTTCAACTATGTCACACGCATTAAGTGATGTAGGTAACGCAGCATTAAATGATGGTTTCGTAGGTCAGATCGCTGGCATGAACATCTTTGAATCAACTGTTATCACAGGCGACTCAGCTGGTGAATTCGTTGGTGCAGCATTCGCACAAGACGCACTAGGTTACATGGTCAAGCGCAATATGCGTATTGAAGAGCAGCGTGATGCTTCTCTACGTGCAACTGAGCTAGTAGGTTCAATGGCATACGGCGTTAAAGAAATCTTTGACGTATATGGCGTTGGCATCATCGGTGACGCAGCACTTTAATATTAGTATAAACTAATATAACTTCACTAGAATAGGACCTCCCTCAGGGTCCTATTCTTATATGTGCTATAGAGAGCAAAATTGCCCTCTATTTCTCTGAATACTATAAATACATATGGATAGGTAGAAGGACTACCCCGTACAAGGAAGGAGCAGTACTCCATGGCAATACTAGCAACAATATCTGATGTCCAAGACTATGAACCGGACATTCTAGACTACGGTATACTAGATTTCGAAGAAGAAATCATAAAAGCGCAAGCAGATGTATTCCGCGAATTAAGAATTAAATGGTGGCCCACACAACAAGTAGGGTTATATGATGTACGCTACTTAACTGGCGGCAATCAAGAACCAGATGAAGACCTGTACACAGCTAGTCAATTAACCAGAGCAACATGTTATCATGCACTTGGTTATCACATCTATCCTAAATTAGCAAAATTCGATATAGATCAAGATATCTTCGAACGCAAGATGCAGTTCTATAGAGAAGAGTTTAACCGTGAAATAGACTTAGTTCTAAGAGATGGTGTAGAATATGATATTGACTCTAGTGGTACTGTTACAGACGACGAAAAAGAAGCAACACATTATCTACGCCTGAAAAGGTAAGATAAATGAGCAACAGAGAAAAAATTATAACAAATATAATTGCAGTCCTAGAGGATATCGGTGATCCAAGATTACCGTTTGTTACTCGCGAACCCTTTGATCCAGAAAAATTAGCAATTACACAATTTCCTGCACTACTAGTACAAACTGGTAATGAATTACGAGAAGACTTCTCAATGGGCGGGAATAGACGAGGTACTATTGAAGTATCAATAAGAGGATTTGTCCGCAGCGATGGCAGAAAAGGCCATGTGCAAACAGTTGACGAAAAGCGCAATGTGCTAATCGAAGCAATTGAAGAAACACTAAACGAACGCCGCGATAGAGAACTAGATGTATGTGCAGAAGCTGCAACTACACACGTTACACAAATAGAAATAGTTGACAGAACACCGCCACTAGGTGAGTTTCTGCTAACTGCTGAAGTAAAATATAGCTTTACAAAAGGAGCAGTATAATGCCAACACAATATGTAAAAATGTATAAAGAAGGTAATATGGAGCGTATTCCAGAAGACCGAGTAGAGAGATTTCGAGAGCACGGATGGTCCGTTGAACTTGAAGTAAAGTCTTCATCAAAGAACAAAATTAAAGCTTCTGCGACGGTGACTTCTAAATCCAAAACTGATGACTGCGATTGCGATCAAGAAGATTGTAATTGCAACGATTCAGTAGAGGATGATATGCCAACAGACGAGGAGAACTAAAATGGCAACATTTACAGGCGAAAATGGCCAAGTAAAAGCAGGCGCTGATGGCGCTGAAGTAGCAATCGCTGAAGTTCGTTCATGGACACTTGAACACACAAAAGATGTAATTGAAGATACAGTTATGGGCGATGCAGCAAGAACATATAAATCGGGATTGCATTCCTTTACAGGAACAATGGAAGTAGTGTATGACACAGGTCATGATGCACTAGGATCCTTTGACCCATCAGATGATACAGATCTATTTGTTGAATTCTATCCAAGTTCAGCAGCAGGTAACAAGTTCCAAGGACAAGTTATTGTAACATCTGTATCAAGAAGTGCAAGCTTTGATGATATGATCACTGCAAGTGTGAGTTTCCAAGGAACAGGCGCACTATCAAGCGCAGCAGTATAACATGTTGCAACTATCAGTTCGTGGGATAGATAAGGTAATGGACGGTCTTGAAAAAGAAAAAGATCGTATTGTTGACCAGATCGCCGAGGACAGTTTAGATTTAATAAAATCTAAAACTCCTATTGATAAGGGACAAGCAAGAGACGGTTGGCGCCGCGAAAATGTTAAAGATGGATTTAACATTGTCAACCGAGTCCCATACATCGACCTACTCGAAAAAGGCAGATCAAAACAAGCACCACGTGGTATACTAGGTCCTACCACACGGGAGATATCTAAAAGGAGATATAAATGAGTATTAAAGACAACATCAAATCACATTTCCGTGATAAAGTATCAGGTGAATTAAAAAAGATTACAGTAGAAGAGTGGAAGTCAGACATTTACCATAAAAATGCATATAGCTTCGCAGTCGAAAGTAAAATTATTAATTTACAACAGCAAGGTAAAACAGTTGAAGCACTAGTTGAAAGTGTATTACAAAAAGCATTAGATCCAGAAGGTAAACCTATGTTCCATAGTTCAGACAGACACATGCTGATGTACGAAGCTGATCCAAGTGTATTATTAAGAATTGCTAGTGTGTTAAATGATGCTACTACAGAATATGACGATATTGCAAAAAACTAAAACAGGACGTTGAATTACAACTTCTATGCCGAGTTGGTGAAACATTAGGTAAAAGCTTAGATGAGGTAATGCAACTCAGCGTCCTAGAATTAGAAATATGGTACGAATACTTTCGTATGCAGCAGGAGACTATGAAGAATGGCAACGCAAACAATAAACATTCAGGTAAAAGATAAAACTGCCGGTGCATTAGGTAACATTGACAGACGTCTAAAAGGTATCGAAGGCACAATGGTTGGTGTAAACAAGGTTGCAGGTTTAGCAGCTGGTGCACTGGGTGCTATTGGTGGTGTAAATGTTATTGGAAGTATAGTTAAAACTACTGCTAGATTCCAAGATCTTCGTACTGCATTAGCAAGTGTTACAGGATCAGCAAGGGAAGGTGCAAGTGCATTCGCCTTTGTTAGTCAATTCGCAACACAAACACAATTTGGAGTCGATACCCTTAGTGAAGCTTTTATTAAGTTAAAAGCTGCGGGTATCGAACCCACACAGAAATTATTAACAACATTTACAGATACAGCAGCAGTTACAACAGACCAACTTGGTACACTAACTGCTATGACAGACTTATTCGCAAGAACTACATCAGGTGGTTTAGGTTTAGAAGAATTAAACAGACTTGCAGATAGAGGTGTACCTGTATTTAAAATCCTAGAAGAGCAGTTAGGTATTACAAGACTAGAAGTATCTGAGTTTGGTAAAACTGCTGAAGGTGCAAGAAAAATTACAGAAGCACTAACTACTGGATTAGATGCAAGCTTCGGTGGCGCAACTGCTCAACGTGCAAACAACTTATCAACAGCAATATCCAACATGCAAATTGGTTTCCAAAACGTACAAGATGCAGTTGGATCAGGTGGATTTGGCGGTGCACTAACAGAATTAGTTAACCTGTTTAACGAAGCACTTGCAAGAGTAATACCGCTTGCAAAACAAATTGGCGAAGATTTAGGATTTGGTATATTCCAAGCAACTAAGTTTCTACGAGAAAACACATTCGAACTAGGACAGTTTATTAAAGGCGCAACAATACTAGCAAGTGTACTAGGCGGCGCTGGTCTGATAAAAGTATTAAGCGGCGTTGCAACAGGTATAAGAACAGTTACTATTGCAATGGCAAAGAATCCGTTTGGATTATTAGCAGTAGGTGCAGCTAGTTTAATCACATATCTAAGTATGGAGAATGGACTAGGTAGAACAATTTCGCAAGTCAGCGCAGTGTTCAATAGACTTGGTGAAATAGCAAGCGCAGTTGGTACATTCTTAAAAGATAGCTTTAATAAAGTTGTAGAAAAAGTAACAGGTGCATTTGACAACTTCATAAACAAAGTTATAGGTGGTGTAAATGCAGTAGCTGAATTTGTTGGTATAGGTAAAATTGTAAATGTTACAAGTCAGCAGATGCGAACAGCAGTTGGCGATGTTGCAACACAAGCATTTACAGCGTTGTCTACAAAAGTAAGTGATGCTGTTGACAGTACAATTGAATATGTAAATGCAAGTGATCTAGCACAAGCTGCAACAGAAAAAGGCACAGCATTGATATCTGAATTAACTAAAGTATATCAAGATGCTGGTATGAGTTATGATGAAGCAACAACAGCAGCTAGACAAGAATACGAAGCAACAATACTAAAAAATCACGGGTATGACGAAACAAACATTATATTACCGAAAATTGTAAGTAATCAGAATAAGGTTACAAGTGCATTTGGCACCACAACTACAAAAACAAAAGATTTAGCTAAAAATATAGATAGTCTAAAAGACAAGTATGCAGAGTTTATGTTTACATCTACGCAATTAGCACAAGCAGAATATTCAAAAGATTTAGAAGCGTTTAAGGCAGCGTTAGATAGTAAAACTATTTCTAATGAAGATTACAACGCACTCCAATTAGCTGCTGGTAAGAAATTACAAGATGCATTGGCAAAAATTGAAGATGAAAAAACTGCAAAGATTAAAGAAGAAAACCAAAAGCGTATTAGAGATTATCTAAATGCAGGCAACACAATCTTAGACGCAGAAGATAAAAGAAGATTGCAAGAAGAAGGCGCTGATGAAAAACGCAGACGCATGACTGATGAAAGAATCGAGTTTGAAAAGAAATCAGAGCTTGAAAAAACACAGTTCGCAATTGGTCAAGTTGGAGATGCTCTTACTGCACTAGGACGCTACAATAAACGTGCATTTGAAGCAGCAAAAGCATTTAACATTGCAAGCGCCATAATGAATACATATGCAGGTGCCACGAAAGCATTAGCAACATATCCGCCGCCCTTCAACTTCATCGCTGCTGGTGCTGTTATTGCAAGTGGTTTCGCACAGGTTGCAGCTATTAGAAGTCAACAGTACACAGGTAGACAACGTGGTGGTGCGTTACAAATTGGTAGAGAAACAGTAGTTGGTGAAGATGGACCAGAGATTATTGTTCCGAAGCAACCTAGCACTGTTATACCAAGAGAAGTAGCAGAAGCAATTGACGGACTAGGCGGAGGCAATGGTGGAGAAAATGTTATTGTAAACTTCTCTATCACAACAGTTGACGCAGAAGACTTCGATCAATTATTAATAAAACGTAGAGGCACTATTGTAGGTATTATTAACCAAGCAATGCAAAAACGTGGTAAACGAGGAGTAACATCATAATGGCATATATAGGAACATTTCCAAGTGATCCAGGATTTAGTGCAGCAGGATTTAAGATGAATTCACCGACTAAAAAAACCGTTACATCAAGTGGCAGAATGACAAGATTACAAACTGCTACTACATTATGGACAGGAACACTAGTATTTCCTCCCATGACACTGTTAGAGTTTAGACCGATACAAGCGTTTATTGCACTAACGCAAGGTGCCTTACATGAATTCGATATTGTAATACAAAATGTAAGTTTAAGCACATCACCGAATAGAGATACAGTAAGTGCAAGTGTAGATGGTAATCACTCTATAGGTGATACAACTATACAACTAGATACAAATATTAGCAGCGGCAATGTAATTAAAGCAGGCGACATTGTAAGATTCGCAAACCATACTAAAGTATATATGGCAACAGCAGACTGTAACACAGATGGCGGTGGCAACTGTACATTAAACATTCAACCTGCGCTGTTAGAATCACTAACAAACAACGAAGGTATTACTACAAATAACACACCGCTCAGAATGATACTTGCAAATGACACACAAGAATTTGGATATCAAACAAACAGTCTTGTAAGTTATGAACTAGATGTAAGAGAGGTATTCTAATGACAAGAGGACTTAGTACTGCACAAAACACATACCTTGCAGGCGATAGTCTTGTTGTTGCAAGTTTAGTAGAAATTGGATTGTATGGCACAACTAATTTATACTACACAGACTCACCGTTTGACATTACAATAAACAGTAGAACCTATGATGCACAAGGTGTGTTTCTAGGTGTATCAGAAAATCAAGAAACAGCAGATCTACAAGTTACAAGCATCAACTTAACACTATCAGCACTAGATAGTAATACTGTGTCAACTGTTGCTAAAAGTGCAAACATTAACCAAACAGTTACAATTGAAAAAGTTTTATTAGATCCTACTACATATGCACCTATCGGCACTAACGAAACTATTGTCATATTCAAAGGTAAAATAGTTGGTTATCGAATAGATAACAATAATGACACAGCAACATTGGTTCTAGAAATTAACAGTCAATTTACAAACTTCCTTAAAACAGTTGGACGTAGAACAAACTTGGGTAACTTCCAGAAAGAACATCCAACAGACTTCAGCATGGAATATAGTCATGAACCAACTAGAGATATTAAATGGGGAAGAGTATGATAAGAGAAGTTAAACCTAAAGAGATTGGATTGTTATGTGACTTATGTGCTGAACATGCGCTTGATGCAGGACTTGTAACACATGATCAACTTGACAGAAAGTTTGTCAAGGAACAAATTAAAAAAGGCATTATAAATCCTAATATGCAAATCTACGTGTACGAAGAAGGTGACCAGTTTATAGGTTATGTAGCAGGTGCAGGTAAACAGAAAATATGGAACGGCACAGTGTATGGAGAAATAATATTATTCTTCGTGCATCCTGAAGCTAGAAAAGGTAAACGTATTGCAGACGAATTGTTTATGGCAATACAAGATTGGTTTGTTGAAGTTGGTTGCGTATACATGCAAGCAAGTAATATGATATTTAATGAAGATTATCAACCCGATGACGAATGGTTAACAAAAGCAAGAACATATTACAAGCAACAAGATATGGCAGAGTGCGGATATCACTTTGTTAAGGACTTGGAGATGTTTAGATGAGTGGTGTAGTTGATGCAATTGTAGAAATTGTAGAAACAATCGTTGAAGTTATTGTAGACGTAGTAGTAGGCATTATTGACTTTGTAGGAGATGTAATCGGATTTATTATGAGTCCTTTCGGTGCATTCGGTGGACCAGACATGGGCGATCCAGGGCAAATTGCACAGGGGGTAACGGTTACACGAAATGGATCGAACGTGCCGTTACCAGTCGTTTATGGACACAGAAAAGTAGGCGGCACTAACATATTCACTGAAACTAACGGTGTTGAAAACTCAAACTTATACGTTGTATATGCATTATGCGAAGGCGAAATACAAGGTCTACACAAAGTGTTTGTTAATGACACTGAATTACCAAGAGGCGGGCAACAATACCCTAATGGTACAACATATGTTGTAACCGAGGGTAGATATGCAAATAGAATAGCATTACAGTTCTTTAATGGTTCAGAAACACAAGGACAAAGTGCGTTAGCAAACGAATCTGCTAGTTGGAAGACTAAAAAACGTACACTGCCGGGTATTGCATATGTAGTGATACGTTATTATTGGGCACCTATTGAATCACAAGAAGAAGCAGACAACAACCCGTTTGGCGGTGGTATTCCGCAGGTTAATTTCGAAGTATTTGGTAAGAAAGTGTATGATGTTACAACACATGGCAGTGGTGAAAATTTAAGCGGAGCTTATGCAAACAGAACAAAGTCCTACAGTGTAAATCCTGCAAACTGTTTATTAGACTTTATAGAAAATCCTAGATACGGCGCAGGACAAGCTGTTGATACAATTAACGCAGAAACATTTAAGATTGCTGCAAACAAATTTAATCAAACAGTACAATATTCAAATAACCAGTCAGGTCGTGCTATGACAATGCATGCCGTTATAGACACAAGTCAACAGGTTATTACAAACACGCAATTACTGTTACAAGGTTGCAGAAGTGTGTTTCCGTTTGTCAATGGACGCTATAAGTTAAAAGTAGAAGATGGCGGACATGCAACAGACATTACTAGTGCTGTTGTAAATGTTGCATATGACGTAGATGCAAACGAAATAATCGGCGGTGTAAAATTAGTAGGTGAGCGCAAAAGTTCAAAGTACAACAGAGTTATTGTAAACTATATTGACCCAGACAAAGCGTTTAGTAACCAGCAAGTTACATTCGAGCGTTCAGGACATTTAGCACAAGATAACAATGAAATATTAGTTGGTGAATTTACATTCCATACACTTACAAATGTAGCAATTGCACGTGATATTGCACAAATGATATACGATAAAAGTAGATCACAACGCACAGTAACGTTCAACGCTACACACGAATTATTAGATGTTGAAGTTGGTGACATTATTACTGTCACTGATGAAATATGCGGATTGTCATCAGATACATTTAGAGTAGTTGGTATGAAACTTAAAAAGGATCTTACTGTTGAAATAGAAGCTGTTGAACATGATGCAACATTATATCCGTTTGTCCGAGGTGCACAAGTTGATATACCGCCGCCGTTATACTTGCCTGACTTCTATAGTATTATACCGCTTGTAAGAAAACTACCACAGTTTCCAGTAGGCATTGTACATGTGTATGACGACTTGATAGGCGACTTCTCTAACTTAGATCCAGGCACAAACGATCCGCCTGTACCGCCTAGTTATGGTAACATTGGTGATCACAGTGGATTACCACCTGCTGCACCGCCTTCTGACAATGGTGGTATTGACGACTACTATCCGCCAGGAGGTGTGCCGCCCACAACAGGACCTCCTGTTACTGTCCCGCCCGGATATGATCCTGTGTTACCCCCTGTACTAACACCTGTTACTGCATTCCAAGGACATACTACACAACGTCCGATAGACGGTTATTATGGACGCATTACACAAACAGAAGCAGCAATAGCAAGAGGCGAAGCACCTAACGGACCATATAGGTTTTATAACGATTATGCAAATGGCATGTACCAAGTGCTTGCAAATAAAGGATTCGCAGCTATTGATCTTACTAATGGTTTCTGTCCAGTGTATGTAAACACTAAAGCATTACACACACTAAGCGGCGACAAACTTACAAATGTTATGAAAAGAGAACCTATGGGTATAGGTTATTACAGACCTCCAGGCACAGGATTTCTTTATCAAGATAGTTATTCGTTTACTATTCAAGCACCGACTGATCCAACTATTACACACGTAAGAATTATTGGTTATGACAATGGACAAAAAGTTAGTGATGGTGTTTACAACTTCGGCCCAGTTGGACAAGACTCAGCAGCAGTTGGCGCCTTCGCACTTACACAAACTATTGTAAACTTCCAGATATCATCGCCTACTATTGTATTCGAAGCATTCTTTATAAGAAATTACGGCAATCCTATCGAAACTACATATGCAGCAGGCGGCAACTTTACTACGTTAAAAACAGATGGTTACTTGCCTACTTGGTTTACAGGTGTCAATTATGTAAATGAGTTCTTTACACGAGGTTATACATATAGAGATAGACACGGACGTTGGGTAATAGACAAAGGTCTAAATGGATATCTAAACTTCTTGGTATATCATAGATACAATATTGCACTAGCAGCAGATATTAACGTTAGTACAAGACACTCACTAGGAGGTAATTAATATGTCAGGCACAGGATATTATGATGCAAACAGTGGATTCTACAGAGCGCAAAGCATAGAAACTTGGGACAATTATGATGGATCAAGTGCAGGCGGTCCGTCATGGGAAGACTGGCAAACTTGGAACGGCAACGCACAACTGCCACTAAGTTTTACAACTGGTATAACGGATTATGGTTCTAAAGACATACTACAAGTAACATCTACTATAGAAGCAACACACCCTGTTAAAACTACTATCATATATGGTGATACAGTAGACTCAAGCGGAGGAGCAATTGACTCACCTAGCACATATGTAGTAAATCCAGATGACACTGGCATACCAGCATTCAATGCACGTTACTTCCAGTTTACAGTTAGTATTACAGAAGATTCAGCTGGTGGTGACACAACTGAAGAATATTATATTGCAGGTATAAACACACGTTTAGGCGGCGAGACTACAAGTGCTACACTAGCAAACATAGATTCAAGCACACTTGCAGGTACTGTCGGCGTAAGAGAACTAGAAGCATTTACAGGCATTGGCAATATAAAAAGCATAGTGATAACACCGCACTCAATAACAGCAGGGGGCGGCACCTTTTATGTTGATACTGGATATGTAGCATCAGGTTACTTTACACCAGAAGGCGGACTGTCACTGCCACATGTAGTAGTAGAAAAAGGCACACCTAACAAGCTATACATATATGATATAGCTGACAACAACACAGCAATAGATTGCACATTCGACGCAGTAGCAACAGGATATGCTGCAATAACAGCAGATGAAAATGGTAACATTACACGTTAAGGAGAAACACAATGGCATGGGCCAACAGTTCAAATGTATCAACAACTAATTTAGACGCAGGCACAGACTCTCCTGCAGCAGCACGAGGCGACATTAAACTTGCAATGGACGAGCTTGTAAATGTAATTGACGGTAGAGACACATCAGACGGTGTTTGTCCGTTAAACGCTGCAAGCAAAGTACCAGCTGCAAACTTACCAGATGAGTTTAACACAACTGCAACAGTAGACTTAACACTAGATCCAAGCACAGGCAAAGTACGCATAGAAGAAATACTTAACCTAGCACCACAAACTGTTGCACAACTAAACGCACGTACAGGTGTAGAACAAGGCGATATAGCAATGTGTTCAGATGGAGATGTAGGCACAGAATGTCTAGCTGTTGCTGTCGTAGAAGATGACTCAGCAGGTACAGAAACACCTACATGGAAGGTAGTATCAATCGGCGCTGCAATTAGTGCAACATAGTGTATATACAGTATGGACATAAAAACATGTAGAGACTGCGGACATCCGCAAACTGTAAAAGCTGAACAGGTAGTAACGTACAAGTATATACGCAAAGAACCTGCACACTGGCAAGGTAAATGCAATTGGTGTAAATTGTATAAGATTGGTGTATGTAATGCTTTACCTAGTATGAAATTTAGTGAATATGACTGGCAAATCGCCAAGTTACGCAACGAATTAGAAGAGGATGCATAAATATTACTGAGCAAGACACTAAACTAAAATAAGGTTATATCACACTCTTCCGTTTTAGTTTCCTGTTAAAATGCTGTCACATTTACACTTGTAATTCCTATAAGTGTCTTGCTCACTACACTTCGTGTAAAATTCGTTATATGCCCTGTTAGTTTATACTAGCAGGGTATTTCCTTGACATTCGCTTTTAGACGTGTTATTATACATATGTGATAAATACAACTGACAGCAAGGAGAAAGGAATTACAATGATAACCAAGCTAACAAAACACGACAACTGTGATGTTGTACTAATTAAGAACAAACCCACACACGCACACTATGCAAGACTAGTATGTTTAGATTGCACATGCCACGTACAATGGGTAGGCGAACGCAATTACCACTCGTTACGGGAGATGTTAAATGATTAAAAACGGCGTAGAGTATTATAATATAGAAGAATATAAAGATAACAAAAGAAAATATAATCCAACGGATTTATCTCTCGTATCTCTTGGCAGGACTTCGTCCTCGTTAAATGATACTACTACGTGTTGTCATGCAACAACAGTCAAGGGGGAACCTCTTGATTCTGAAGGAGAAGTAGAGAACGCGGCGGCACCGATTGGCACACACAACACAAAGCGAGCACTGCTACAATTATTCAACAACGGCGATGGTGCACAACGCAAACTAAAGATTAGAATTAACCTAGACGATGATGAGAATGCAGAGTTTATTGCCCCACTACAACCCAAGCACAACTTAACTAACTTCCTTAGATACACAGCAGGATCCAAAGAGTTCGCAAGAGATTGGTTTACAGATATAAGAAGTATATCTAAACAACAGTATGGTGTACAACCACAACAAGGTAAGTTCCACTACAACACTGTGGTATATGGTGCAAAGCGAGGAGTTATACAAGTAGAACCCAACTGTTATGGAGCTGTTGCATATGACAAAACACAAGGAGTGTATCGTGCGTTTGTTAAGATATATGACTTATGGTTAATGGATATTGAACTTGACAATGGATACCTCACAGATAAACAAAGAACAACAGGAGTTAAAGGACAATACTTGTATATCAATCCCAAGTTCGATACACGAGTAAGACCCAAGACATTCGCACAGTTAAGAAAAGAAGCAGGCAAATGAAGTTTGATTTAGTAATTGGTAATCCTCCTTATAACAGCTTAGATACTTCAAGAGAAAATACATCTCATAGAGGACAAGGCGATAACCTTGCTAAAAAATTCACTATTAAAGCTTTAGATTT